CACTTCTGCAACTCGGCATTGACCGCCACCGCAGAGGTGATATTTGCAATAAAGCGCCCTGCACGAACCGGGTCCCCCAGCGTGTTGTTCACCAGATTCTTGTAAAGCGGAGTCTGGATTGCCTGAGAAAAACGAATTTTCTGCGGCTGTACTGCTTTAGCCATTGTCGCTTACCTCCTCATTCTCGATGCCGACGGAATCCATATGCTTCTGGATCTCGTTGATTTTTTCATTTATGAAAGACTTCAGCTCCCGGAGCTGGGTCAATGTACCGCGGCACTGGAACGTGCGGCCCATGAAAGCAAATTTGGCCGTCATAATCTGTTCTTTGCTCTCCTGCTGGGTTTCTTCGGCCTCCTGCTCATCCATAACCGGAGGCTCGGCGCCCATGACTTGCGGCGCGGCCAGATCTTCTTCTACCGCATCCAGTACCGCCGACTCTGCTTCCTGCGCACGAAGCTGGGCTTCAAGGCGCTGTTTCCGTTCAGCTTCCTCGCGGGCCACACGGTCTTTGCGCTGGCTCACGCTGTTAATCGCAACGGCCAGATTGCGGCACTGCTTATACTCGGCCATGACCTCCGTGGCATTCTCCATGCCATTGATGCAGTTCACATCAGCCACTACGCGGTCAACGTAATCCTTGACCTTGCTCTTCAAAGATTTCAGGCTCGCCGTCATGGTAACGGCAATGCCGACGTCCCCATAGCTGACCCACTCGACCCCGTTTGCCTTGACCAGCTCGTCGAAGTAAGCGACCACTTTCTTCTCCTTGTCAGCTTTCAAGCCGGCTTCCACGTCCGTGATTTTACCTTTCAGCGCTTCATCCGCAGGGCCATAGACATCGGTGACGCATTCCTTGTAAACCTTGTCGAAGTCCTCAAAAGGCTTCATGATCTGCTTCTTAACGACTGCACGGCGGTCATCCAAATCCTTGCGGTCACGATTCAGTTTTGCCCGCTGCTCCTTAACGACCTTGAGCGTCTCTTCCGTGCAAACCAGCGCCAGCGCTTCCGTCACGGACGCCTGTGCCTGAGCCTTGATGCTGTGCAGTTGCTCTTTGATAACAGGAAGTTGCTGCACCACAATCAGACTCTCGGCCAACATCGGCTCCTGCGTGGTTGTGGCGGTAGTAAGTTCTTTTTCCATGTTGTACCTCCTAATTTTTGCATAGAAAAACGGCAGAAAGGATAGTCCTTTCCCGCCGCTTCGTACCTGTTGAAAAATCCAACCGAATATGCTACAATATGGTTGTGTGTGGTGGAGACCTGCATTTTCCGACTTGATGTTCCTGCATCAAGCGCCAACGGAATGTGCGGGTCTCTATCCATTTGTAGCGCGCTGGCCGTTCTGGTCAGCGCTTTTTTCGTGTGCGGCGAGTATGTCATATACCGTGAGTTGGCCGATGATTTGGCGCTCAGCGGTGCTCTTAGGCTGTGTAGCGGTCTTTCCCTTGCGAGGTCTTGCGGGCGATTTCAGCTTCTTGCCGAACTCCTTGGCGTAACACTTTGCGCCGTACCCCGCTTCGATTGCCGCCGGATCTGTAATGACCCTGTGACACCGAGCGCATCTTACCATGCTTCTTTCCTCCGAAAATCATGAACATCTGGAATGCGTGCGTCAGCCGCACCGCCATGATGATTGCAATGATGACAAGCAGCCATTCGCCGCCGATTGCCCAGTAGCCACGCCAGCGGTAGGCACTCGGCAACTGCCATATTGCCATCAGCCCTCCGGCTACGACCCCGGCCAGCGTGTCCAGCAGTCCTACGAGTACCCAATCCATCACGCTCAGCTTCTTTTCCCTGCGCTTCATTTGAGGTTTGCTCCTTTCATGTAAGTTTTGACCAGCGCCCATTCATGGGCATCCTTTGGCTTCCCCGCCATTGCATCCAGCGCTTCTTCGATTCCGCACTGGTCACAAATCGTGATGCCCGGAACCTGACGGGAAAGAGCGTTGCTGTGCAAGCGCATCTTCATGGTCAGCTTCCCGCACCGGGGACACGGGAGCACCTGCGCCATCTCAGCTGCGGCATCCTGCACATCGAGGTATGTAGCAAAGACTTCATCCAGCAGCTTCTTCTCCGCGTAATCCTGAATCATTTGCATCACCTTACGAAACATCCCTTTCTTCCTCCAAAAGGCCAACCATTGCGCTCCACACCTTGTCGGTGTAGGCCGTGCTGCGAGTTCCTGCATTCCAAGCCTTTTCTGCCCCGCTCTTCCCAAGGTTGTACGCCATCATAGTTCGATTGATGTCTCCATCGTACAGGGCAAGATAACTTCCGAGCATATAGCACCCAGCCTTGATGTTCTGTCCGGCATCCAGCAGATCCGTGACTCCCAGCTCATCTTTGAGCCATCCGGCATTGATGCTGTTGATCTGCATCAGACCATAATCCCCGGTTGAGCTGGTAGCGCTCACCGTATAGCCGCTCTCGACCTGCATGACGGCGTAGGCCAGCTCCAGCGGAACTTCGTACAAGTCGCACATCTCGGCTGTATACTGCTGTAAATCCGCATCCAGCGGCACATGGTATGTAATCGGCTCATAGGGAGCCGGGTCTCGCCGGATGCAATCGCCCTGCTCGATGTCAGCTTGCACAGGAATCATCGCTATCGGGAGCTGCGTTTCTTTCGGTTGGAAAGCGAACGCCGTGGCGATGCTTCCGATTACCAGTAGTTGCGCCGCCGCTGTTGCCACCAGCGGGATTATTGCCTTTCGCATCATCCTGAACCTCCGTAATGCCGAACCGCTCGAACACATACCGCCGGGGCACTCTGCCCGGAAACGTAAGCAGACCCTTTGCTTCCAGCTCTTTGTTCATCTGCTGGATAAACTGATAGGCTCTGGATTTGCTGCATCCGACAATTTCCTGCACTTCGCTCGCGCCGATAAAGTACGATTCTTTCACGTCCGACGCCCTCCTTTCGAGAAACGCATATTGTTCATGGCCACGTTCAGGTCGTTCATCCGGTCAATGATGTTGTCCCACTCGGCCTGTTCGTCCTCGTCGATTTTTCCGTCTGCGACAATTTCTATCATCGCATCGCGCTTTACGATAAACCTCTGAACCGCCGCCAGAACGCTGAGAACAGCTTCCGGCAGGTCCTTCAGCTGAATCTCCGGAACCACCCGCTTGCCCAGCTCTGAAGACAGGCGCAGATGCTGAACTGCAAGATATGGGGCTTGGTACACATCGCACATGGCGCTTGCCACGTCGCTGGGTACCGGGCGCTGGCTCTGCTCATAATCCCGCAGAGAATCGACTGACACGTTCAAAAGCTGTGCGGCTTTTTCCTGCGTCATTCCGGCAGATTTCCGCGCGTTTTTGTAGATATTCTGGCAATCAACCGCCATTTCGCACAACTCTCCTTTCTGATAGACTCATGATGTAAGAAATCACGCCCGCAGGTCCAAGCAGGACTCAATCGCAGACTTGATGTTCGCGGACGGCACCATCGTGCCGTTGATGACCTGACTGACGTGTGCGCGGGAATACCCGATTTCTTTTGCCAGCTCGGTAACGGTCATGTCGTCGCGCTCGACCATTGCCTTTTTGACCGACACGCACCACTCCGGCAGCGGAACTTTCTTCATGTTTTTTCTCCTTCCCGACAAAGATTTATCTAACAGATGTATTGAACACTTGTTAGATTTTTGATAGACTAAAAGAGCCAGTACCCACCATTCAACGCGTTCCCCGTTTTTGAGCTGTTAAGCAGAAGCTCTTGGGGAGTAATCGCTTTACCTGCGCACCGCCGATTTGCAGTATCGGCGCTGCGCTTTGCAGCGATGCCTGTCATGAGGAGGAATCAACTTGCATGGTTCTGTACTGCGTGGTACGTTGAAGCCCCTTTGCAGAGGGGCTTCGGGGAACGCGCTGAATGGAAAGCGCTGACCCTTTCAATCTGACATTTGTTTTGTACAAGTGTATTATAATCTTGCGATTGCAACATTTCAAGACGAAATCATTGCGATTGCAAGGTTTTGTGAGGATACACAAAATGCCGACCCAAAATTTGTATGATTCTATAACCCTTGCAGAAAACATCAAAATTCAAGCAAAAGCACGCAATGTCCAGTTGAAGGATATGTTCGCCGAACTCGGAATGAGCAAAGGCACCCTTTCCAACTTACGCACTGGCCGCATGATGGCGGCTGATAGCCTTGCCCGCATCTCTGACTACCTCGACTGCTCCATGGACTTCCTCATGGGGCGCACCGTTGACCCCGCCGTGAAGCGGATGAATCTGACAGATGATGAACGCCAAAAGGTTACAGATTATCTTCAGTTCATTCTGAGTCAGCGGAAATAGCCCTCAGCGCCGCTCAGATGGCTCTATTTTGCATTCTCGGAGCTTCTGCAAGGAATTTTCCGTTTGATGCAAAGCACGGCTCAAATTGCTTCTTTGAGCGATTGTGTTCATTCGTCGATTACGAAGTGTGCGCCCTCGGTGATAAGCACCGTGCCGTGATGCTCGTCATTGACGATGGTTATCCGTTTGCCGATGTACTCTGCCGGAAGCTCCCCGCTCTTCACCCGCTCAAGGTTGAACGGCGTCGGCTCCCAGCGGCCCTTGTAGGCCTCCGGGATCTTGCCCCACTCCGCTTTTGTGTAGTGGCGCATCAGGTCTGCCCCCATTCTTCTCCGCTCAGCAGCTTCCAACCGTAAGCATCGCAGAACCACCAGCCGGAGGATTCCCCATCGGCGAGGTAAATGATGTCCGACACGCTCAAGCTGTGGCCCTCGAAGCCTGTGGGCCTGTCTATGTTGAATCTGCGGA